AGGGTCCTTTCCTTTACCTATGACTAAAATGCAACTTCGGTTACGCCATCGCTCTGCAGGTCTCGAGACAATCCCAGCCGGGAAAGTCGCGAGAGTCTACTATCGCCACGGCACCGATGAGCATGATCTCAATTCGGTCCAGCGTCCGAACGCTGGGGAACACAGTTGGATAGCCGACTGGACGCCCCATAAGTTTGGGACCTTCACCGGATGCGAGCACAAAGAGGTGAACCTTAGGCCGTCGCCGCTATCTCATTCACGTGAAGAGATAAGCACCTATAATTGTGCGGAAGACTACCCCGAATGGGGCGGTTACTACCGCACGATTTCAGGTGGCGGCGTCAGCCTCTGGCACGCACAGAAAGCCACTCACGCACTGAGTATGGGTCGCGGTCTAGCTCTCGCGAGCTACGATCCGCAGGCCCCTCTTTGGACGAGGTGGTATTCCAGCGTCGAGATGCGTTCGTATATAACGAAAGCAAAAACGATGCTCTCTAAGTGGGGATTAGGTAAAGGTGGGCTTGCTGAATCAGTCGGCGAGCTTCCTGATTGTCCATCCCTGTTTCGGTTATGGAATAAGGCTAAGTCCGTTCACCAGAACGGACTGGGCCTCTACCTGACCGGGATCTGGGGTTGGCGACCGCTGCTTGAGCTCATTCGACCTGTGTCAAATGAGGTCTCCGCCTTCCGGCGGGGACTGAAAGCTGATGCAGATCGCAAGCTAGGCACTCGTTTCTTGCACTTCGACCTGCCGATCCGCTCTCCGTTCGAGAGCGCGACCCAGGAAAGTGGTCAACGATTCGAGAATTGTCCGTATACGTGGGAAACTTTGGTGAGGGATGTGACTCTCCACCACGCGAAAGTGCAGTACATGGTTAAAGCACAGGTCACCCGGAAATGGGGATCTGCGTTTAACACTATGGCTCACTTAGCTGACGTGGACGGGATACCATCCCTCGTGACGTGCTGGGAGTTACTCCCTGGCTCGTTCCTAGTTGACTACTTCTACGGCGTAGGTGATCTGATCCGTCGCCTTCAAGGTAACCTCCTCTACGACATTAATGTGGAAGACGACGCCTGGGCTCTCAATATAGCCCTTTCTGGCGCCGACTACCGCATACGTGGCGGAGTTGGGTCACCCGATTATTGGCGGGATTCTTATGACCTTCGGTATTACTACCGGGGGACAGACACATGGGGACTTCCTGTCTCCTTGAATCTGCCCAGTTCTCGTGTGATCCCTAGCACGGCAGCCCTCTTGGCTTGCCGTTTCCCAAGATTGTCGCCGCGAACGCGGCTGACATTCAAAAACGACCCCCTTAGATTTTGGAGGCGTCAGAGGCATACCCCATTAAGGGATTTCCTCTACGAATTCTATCTCAGGGATAAACCATAAACTCGACAAGACCATGGAAAACTCAGTTACGATCAACACCCACAAGTATAACCTGACGCGCCAAGACCCGACCGGACAAGTCCGATCGGTGCTGGTTGAGGGAGTGCCATACTCCCTGACCACGGCATATCAGGAGACCAAGCAGGGTGGGGTTCCGGTTATCCGGACCCAACGGAAAGTAACTGTGCAGGCGCCCGTTACCGTAAACGGTACTGTGGTGCCTCGCGCTATCGAGGTCGGATTCGTTCTCAGTCGCCCGGTGGACGTTCTGGTCAGTAACCAAGATCTTAGTTCGGCGTTTGCCGAATTCAAAGCCTGGCTTGCTACCGAGACGTTCCTGAGCGAAGTCCTGAACAACGAGATCTAACCTCGTACTATGGCCTGTCTTAACAAAAGGAAGGATCGCTAGACGATGAGTGAAGTACTAGTAACTAAGCTCGCTTCTGCACTTAAGCAGGACGTAGCTCGTAAACATAACCTCCCCGTATCGTCTTTGACTATGTGTCCCGAACAAGATGCTGCATTCTTGCAGCGTCTAGATAAAGGGTCCTTGGTTGAAGTTGATATGGAACTTATACGTGACCTTCGGCAAGTTGCGAAGTTCACGTATAAGGTTAAGGTTGAACCTACCCGAAACCAACGTGAAGAAACTCAGAAAGCGTTCTTGGATCGCAATCGGGGCTGTCTTGCTTGGTGCGGCGACGGCTTCTTGTCCGCCGCTGCATCTCGCAGTGAAAGCCCTGACCAGTGTGGTCGAGAGCCAAGCCCAATAATCCGTACGCTATTACTAGCGCAAAGGATCGTAGGGTACTTGACTCGCAATTACTCTGGTCCCGCCATCCCTCGGCACGGCCCTGGGACTACCTACTTCAAGTACAGTACTCGTTACACGAAGTACCAATACTTAGAGCGGGATGTTCCCGAGGCCATCATGCTCAGAATGGCGGAGTTGTTCCGCCCAAGTGGCGCAAGCGACTTCGTTGATGGTTTACCAACCTTAAACGTTTGTCGTTTATCGTGTGTCCCAAAAGACGCGCGAGGTCCGCGCCTTGTTGCCCCCCATCTCGCTTCGGCGATGTGGGCGCAGCAAGCCGTACTTGACGCCATAGAAGATATGTTAGAGACCGAAGAGGGTCTTCTAAGCACTCACATCCTCTACGAGGATGAACGAGTTGTATCTCTACAGCTCCGGGACCAGTCAATCAATCGACGCGTGGCGCAGATTGGGAGTAAATACCCTGATCTGTATGCCACGTTAGACTTGAAAGACGCAAGTGACCGGATATCTTTAAGATTAGTGGAATTCCTCTTCCGAGGAACGACACTACTTGAAGATCTAAAGGCTGTGCGTGCGACCCACGTAGAAGTCAATGGTACTACCCACGAGCTCTTCATGCATGCCCCAATGGGCTCTGCATGTTGCTTCCCAGTTATGGGAATTAGCTTATGGGCACTGGCCGTTGCTACAATGTGGACGTTGGACACAGAACAGCACGTTGACCCGGATAAGGGCTTCCCTTCCAAGAGAAGCCTGTACTGGGCCACAAAGCCGTTCGTGTTTGGTGATGACGTGATCGTGCCGACCCGATATGTTGATGCTATACGCACCATCTTCTCGGTGTGCGGCTTACAGATTAACGAGCGCAAGACCTTCGCAGGTCAAGCGTTCCGTGAATCATGTGGGGGCGAGTACTACAAGGGTGTAGACATCGCTCCTCGGCTGTTAAAGACAGCCGACACGTCAGATATTAGCTCCGTGGTCGGTTTGGTCGCCCTATACAATACGGTGGCCCCCCGATATTATGACCTGTCAGAGGAAATCCTGAAAGAGCTATTGAAGGCTCCAGCAGGGATTGTCGCCTTTTCAAGCGACCCCAATGAACAGAGTTGTATCTTCGTGGAACCTATAAACGTCGCTATCCGCCTTAATCGGCAGATAGGAAACGTCGTGAGGTACCACCCTGGGTATCAGTGCTATCAGGTACTGGTACGCAGGCTCATCCGTGAGGAAGAGACGGGG